AAAAGTAGATTTCTTCTTCCCTGCTTTTGATAGCACTAATATTTCTGTATTCTTGCCAGGACAAACCTATAACTTCGGTGGTGTAATAGGAGATGCCAGAGTTTGGGAAACAAATCTCGCAGCGATTTCTAACATTCCTTCACAGTTTACTTTGTTTAACTATTCGAACAATTTGTCTGATATTCTTAACGGATATGTTGATCCCAATGATCCAAAGGCTCCTTTTGGAAATTCTAGCAACAGAATAATTCGTTATATTCGAAATTGGAGTGGAGTTGGAAATCTAATTGATGGTGCCGCTGGTACAAATGGTCTTGGTTGGTCTAATCTCATCGGAATCACAGGCACAAGAATAGTCAGGACTAAAGATGATTCTGGTGTGCTTGGAACCGCTGCTATCAACTTCGACTCCTTGGGTGGTCTAACAGGCATCAGAAGAAACTTTGGAAATGGAATAGTTCAACTTGGAGATTTTCAAGGTACATCCACCACCACATTTGAGGAATCATATGAATCAACTCGCATCTTTGACAAGATGCCAGGAACCTCAAGGTACGCAGAGGCAGTTGGCGGAAGCAATGATGAGATCAGCATTGCAGTCGTTGATTTTGGTGGAAAGTTTGGACCAAGAGGAGGAATCCTTGAGAAGTTCGAACTGCTGTCAAAGGCAGTCGATGCAAAGAACCTTGATGGTCAGCCGATCTACTACAAGGACTATATCAATCAGAACTCTCGTTATGTCTACATGACTAAGCCATTTGGTTTCACTGGTGGTGGAAACTACGATTCACCTGCAACAACGGCATTTGGAGACATCTATACAAGATATAGTTTCGTAGGCGTAACATATAACCGCACTGGCTTCTATGATACATCATTTGATTATGGAGAGTCGAGTGTCAATGCAGTCTCTGCTGAGGAACTTGCAGATGGATACTCAATCTTCCTCAATGATGATGATGCCGCTGATGTTCTATTCTTGCCTGAGTCAAGCGTAACCGATGATCAGAGCGGAGACTTGACCACCGTAGAGCAATTGATCTATGACACGGTAATACAGCCAAGAAAGGACACCATACTGGTGATCCCAACTCCACCTCTTGCATCATCAAGCAAGCAATCATCTTATATCGCAAACAATGCAATCAACTACCGCAAGAGTGGTCTACAGTTGCCATCAAACTCCTATACAGTTCTTGTGGCAGGAAGAAAACTCTACTTTGATGCATTCAATGCACAGATCAGGAGAATGTCCCTTGCATCGGATGTGGCGGGAATAATGTGTGGTCAAGAGCAGTATTGGGAGTCTCCCGCAGGATTTGCAAGAGGCAATCTCAAGAATGCTCTCAGGCTTGAGACCAACTTCACAAAGGCTGATCGCGATGAACTCTATAAGAATCAGATCAACTTCTTCGTGAACTTCAATGATGGCGGCGGAAATGTTCTTCTTGGAGACAAGACATTGCTTTCCAAGCCAAGTGCATTCGACCGCATCAATGTACGCAGGGTCTTCATTGCCATAGAGAAGGCAATAGCAAGGTCTGCCAAGTATTCACTCTTTGAGTTCAATGATGAGTTCACGCGCTCGCAGTTCCGCAATCTTGTAGGACCATTCCTTGCAAGCCTTGCGGGTAGAAGGGCTATCGCGGACTTCAAGGTTGTATGTGATGAAACAAACAACACCGCTGCTGTAAGAGATGCAAATCAATTCGTTGCGGACATCTACATCAAGCCATTGAAGTCCATCAACTTCATTCAGTTGAACTTCATTGCCACAAGATCCGATCAAAATCTAACAACAATCGAATAAATAGGGTAAGAGGGAGACACTAGGATGAACATCAGAAATTTCGCCAACTCATTCACTGGAGCAGGAGTTAAGCCAACGCTGTTTGAGGTTCAAGGAAGAATCGGTGGAACCGAAAGCCCACTGACTCCATTCCTTGTACGGGCAGCATCCTTGCCAGGAACCGCTTTGGGAACCATCGAAGTTCCTTATCGTGGTCGTAGGCTCAAGGTTCCTGGAGACCGCGTATTCTCCGATTGGACGATATCGATCTACAATGACAACAAGTTCCAGTTGAGAACTCTGTTTGAACTTTGGGTCGATGGTATTCAGTCCATGCAGAGAAATGTCGCCGCAAACGAGTTCGTGAACTTCTCGCAGCCAATCTTCTGCGATTGGACTGTCAATCAACTCGACAGAACAGGAAAGCCTGTCAAGGCATATACCCTTGTCGGATGCTTCCCAACGGACATCTCGCCAATCGATCTAAGTTACGATGCAACGGATCAGATTGAGGAGTTCTCAGTCACTCTTTCATACTCGTACTTCACATCGAATACTGGTACGCCTGACGCAACGCCGCTCCCAACACTTACGCAACTTACTCCTGGTGGTTGATGACTTTTATCGGAGAGATGTATGGCACTTGAACTTTTTGGTTATTCTATAAGCCGTGCTGGCAAGGTAGCCCCGACAGAGAAGCAGGAGGATTTGACGGCAAATGCCTCATTTGCCCCTCCTGCCTATGATGATGGGGCTTTACCCGTTGCATCGGGAGTCTACTTCAGTTCATACATGGATTTCGATGGTGGCATCAAGGCTACCAGCGATATGATTCGCAAATACCGCGAGATGGCACTCTACCCCGAGGTGGAGATGGCAATCGCGGATATCTGTGATGAAGCAATCGTCTATGATGACACAAATCGACCTGTTGAGATAGACATCGATCAAAAGCGCATCTCTCCCAAGATCAAGGAAAAGATCGAAGGAGAGTTCGATGAAATCCTGCGGCTTCTGAAGTTCCAAGACAAGGGTTATGAGATATTTCGCAAGTGGTACATTGATGGAAGACTCTACTATCATAAGATCGTAGACAAGGACAATCCGAACAATGGTCTTGTGGAGTTGCGTCCAATCGAAGCCACGAACATTCGCAAGGTGCGAAATGTAGTCAAGAAGAAGGACAAGAAGACGAATGCAGATGTCGTTGCAAGCGTAGACGAGTTCTTCATCTACAATGAGCGCGAGGAAACAATCACATCGACTGCGGCATATACCCCTGCCACACCTCTCAAGGGAGTGAAGATAGCCACAGATTCAATCTGCTATATCCACAGTGGGCTGTTCGATGCTGGCAAGAAGAGAGTTCTCTCATACATTCATAAGGCTCTAAAGCCAATGAATCAGTTGAAGATGGTCGAGGATGCCCTTGTCATCTATCGTCTCTCTCGCGCGCCCGAGCGCAGAGTCTTCTACATCGATGTCGGAAATCTCCCGAAGGCAAAGGCAGAGCAGTACCTTAAGGAGATCATGAACCGCTATCGCAACAAGTTGGTCTATGATGCATCCACAGGTGAACTGAAGGATGAGCGTAGGCACATGACGATGCTTGAGGACTTCTGGCTTCCTCGCCGCGAAGGTGGCAAGGGAACTGAGATCACCACACTGCCAGGTGGTCAGAACCTTGGGCAGATGGACGATGTTCTGTACTTTCAGAAGAAACTTTACAAGTCCCTCAATGTTCCTTTCTCCCGCCTTGAGACCGATCAAAACGGTTTCAACATGGGCAGACAGGCAGAGATCACTCGCGATGAACTGAAGTTCTTCAGATTCATTGAGCGTCTACGCAAGAAGTTCTCCGAACTTTTCCGCGAACTTCTGAAGACTCAGTTGATTCTCAAGGGAGTCATGACAAAGGACGATTGGGAATATCTGTATCCCCACATCAAGTTCAATTTCCGCAAGGACTCATACTTCACTGAGGCAAAGGAAAACGAGATCATGACCAATAGGTTGAATCTTGCCACCTCTGCCGATGCTCATATCGGAAAGTATTTCTCCAAGAGATACATTCAGAAGGTCATTCTTCGCATGACCGATGAGGAAATTGCGGATGTTGAGAACGAGATTGCAATGGAAATGCAAGCAAATCCTCAGTCTAATGTTCCAACAGCAGTCACAACTCAGGCAACTACTCAGCAAATGACGGGTGACATTCAGATGCAGCAGCAGATGCAGCAGATGCAGATGCAAGCACAGATGGCTCCACCCGAGGAAAAGAAGCCACAGAAGTCAGAGAAGAAGAAATCCTAAATATCTAAATCAATTGGAGAGAACCATATGAGTCCATCACACGATCTTATCAAGTCCATAATTGACGAGGATTTCGTCAGTGCCAAGGAAATAACAAACAACCTGATCTATATGGCTGTCTCGGATAAACTTGAAGATGTCAAGCAGGAAGTCGGTGCAAATCTATTTGGTTGCGATGACTGTGACTCGGATGAAGTAAGCGAGGGTTATATGTCTGCCAATCGCTATAGCGGTGGCACTTTGCCAAAGAAGAAAGTTAGCAAGGACTATGACAAGGATGGCACGGTGGAGACTCCCAAGGATGAAGTCCTTGGTTCCCGCATCAATGCAGCCGTCAAGTCTGGCAACTTGACTCCCGCACAAGCAGCAAAGACCAAGAACAAGGGCATGTACCGCTAAAGGAGCCAAAGATGCTACTGATCACCGAACATACTGAAGACAACATTCAGACCCTCTCTGAGGACGCAGGTGGAGGAAAGAAGAACTACTTCATTCGTGGCATCTTCATGGAGTCAGAGAAAGTCAACAACAACGGCAGAATCTACCGCAAGCGCACATCGGCACGGGCGATGACGGTGGCGAGCCCTTGCAGTTCAGGATCCTGCAACAAGAAGCGCTCT